GTTTGTTTCGATATCGAACCATAAGATCCTTCATGTACTGTTCTGCCTTTTGCTTGGGCAAGTTTCCAACATCCACATAAAAGATTCTTCGTTCTGGTGCTCGAGACATTCTGTAAATTACAACTGCATCTTCTATTTGTCGAAGCATGTTAAGAGGTCTGATTGCCTTGTGAAGATATCCCATTACTTTTTTAGTTGTTTGATCCACAATACCAGAATGAACATATGTTATAGAATCAGTAGAAATTTTAAGACCAGTATTTGTGGTAGGAAGCAAAGAATCTGCTGCCATATCTGTATACAAAAAATGCTCGTCTATATTTTTAATAATATAAATTTGTTTTGTTTCAGTGCCTGTGCCTACAGTTTTTAATTCTTTTTCTATTTTTCTAACTTTTGTTATCTTTGTAGGATCGATTGAACGAAGTTCTTGAATTCCTTTTTCCGGTCGATTAGAGTCTATGATATTGTGAAAATATAATCTGCCGTCAATATACCATCGTCTGAAATATTCGTATCCTCTGCTTTTAAAATCCAATAATTTTAAAATTCCATCGTATTCTTCATTTAATCTTCTTTTGATATTTTCTGAAAGTGGAACTCTAGTCAGATCTAAACGAACGGAAGATCCGTCTGGTTCAAATACCAAACATTCGTTTACAATATCTTCTATTGCCATGTCTACTTCTGGATACAAAGACATGGCTCGATATTGTTGAATTGATGTTGCGTCATTGCTGTACGCAAGACCACCAAAGTCGTAAACAGAGGCCATAAGACCTCCGCTTTCTACTACATAAGTTCCATCATAAGAATCTGGAGCAACAAAAGAATCTATTCCTGATTTTGGAATAGATCCTGTTGTTCCTTCAGATTGTCGACCAAAAGAAAATCCAAATATTTCAAATGCCATATCATTATGTATAATAGAAAAATTATACGAATATGTGGTAATCGTACGCTATAGTTAAACTAAATTCAGCAAAACTATCGTAAGAATCGTGAGCCAAATCTATAGGACTTATACTAGAAGGCCAACAACCAAACAATTTTACTTGTCTTGCTGTATTTGGGCCCTGAAATCCACCATGCGTTCCATTTGCATCGTCACCGTAATTTAATAGCCAGGGAGCGGTAGATGTTACGTTGTGATTTTGTTTGTGAGTTTCAGCATCATCCATCAATTGCATCCAGTTTTCTAATTGTTTTCTAATATCTTTTGTACTAGAATCGTAAACCACCATACTCCATTCTCCAAACTGCCTTTCTCCTGAAAATTTTACTACTCGTCCTTGGTATGAAACTGGAATTTGCCCGATATCAGATCCAGGTAAACTTAAAGCTCTAACATAAATTTTTTCTTGACCTCCCCATCCTTGTCCTGCTCCGCTTGGAAAAGGACAAGTCAAAGTGTATCTATTAGATCTGATTCCTTTAAAGGCATTTCTAAATCCTGTTAATGTGTTTGGACTTTGAGACATTATTTCTCCTTAATTAGTTTCCAAATTTTCTTAATTATTTTCCAAATTGATTACGATATAATTAATAGATCCTGGAACTTTAACTTTAACTGTAGCAACAAAAGTCTTTGCGGCTATTACTTCTTGTGTATTGTTTGATTCATCACATATCACTGTAAATTCTGTAAGTCCTCCTTGAGATCGTATATTTTCCAATAGTCCTTCTGCCTGTAATGTAAACAATGTTCGTGTTTCTGTGGTGTTATTATTGAACAAAATTGCACTGGCAAGGGGAAGAAGTTGATTTTTGATAAAAATAATAGTTCTTATCACATTTACACTGATTAAAGATGAAGTATCTGCTGCATTTGTAATATCACCAAACAAGAAAGTACCAGATCCTTTGACACTGATGAACGGATTTACATTATTTGAATATAATTTGTCTTGTTGTGCTGTTGTTAGTTTCTTACTAAGACTAACACTATTTAATACTTGTCCTCGTTGAACTCCTGCTGGACTGACCCATCTGTTTTCGGTGGCATCATTGCGACAAATAATTCCAGCTAAATCTGCAGCAAGTGGTGTACTTATTAGGGATGCAGTTGTGGTATTTGCTGTGGAATTTAAATGTTTCTTGAATCCTGCAGTTGCTATAATATATTCGTCTGCACCACTAGGAACACTAATATTGCCATCTACCGTCAGATTTCCTGTTATTCCAGCATTGACTATTCCGATAACTGGAGCTTCTGATGTTTCTAATAGGCCAACAATACTTACTACATCTGCTCCGTCTGAGTGGATGAACGTGCCATCACTACTCCACCCAGAGTCACTGTGATACGGTTGAAAAATAACATCGTATCCCAGATCCGTAGACGCAAAATCTGTTGCAGTTGTTAACGGACTAGTCAAACTCGAAGGACTCGGATTATCTCCGAGTGCGCCAGTGAAACCTTTTCCGCTAAATCCAACAATAACAGGAACTCCATATAACAATACGTTTTGAACACTCCACCAATACGGTCTAAATTTATCTGTTGTACCAAATGTCAAGGTTAAGCCTAGTGTTGCACCCTGAAGTATACCAACAGTATATGCTGTTCCGTATGGGGAATTTAGTAATCCGATTGCACCGCCAGTAGTTACTCCGTTTGAACCAGAAACTCCGTTCATTATCAAGTCAAATTTATCAGAATTTCCTTCTGTAACACCGATTGCATTTTGAATTAAAGAAGTTACTCGACCAAACCAATTTCCCTGAGACTCTACTCGAATAAATCCGTTTTGAATTTCTGTTGCGGTTGCTAACAAACCCAATTCGGGAGCCCAACAAGCTGCTGTACTTGTATTTAAAACAGTTCCAACTGGTGGAATTACGAAAGAAGTATCTGTTAATTTTAACTTAATATTTGGTCGAGATCTTGCTGTCATTTAAGTCTCCTTTAGATCTAAAACTTTTACTTATTTATACTTTTTTATATTTTCAAAAAAATCTATTTTGTCGGTACAGATCCACCCATCGTTTTGGATCTTCAGATTGATGTGCCAATAACCAATTATCTTTTTTTGTATCTTCTGAATCGGGTTCTAGTGATATCTCAGGAGTTCCGTCTAAAATATAACCAAATGGTAACAAATCTTCTTCTATTTTTTTCATTTCTTGTGAATACATTTCTGTTCTGATATCGGAATCTGTAATATTTTTAAAAAATTCTTGACGAGTTGCCCAGGAAAATAAAACCAGAGTCATAACTAAATCATCAGTGTATCCGTCTTCTGCCTGAAACGACGAATTATCTGCAATAAAGGTGGTAAGTTCTTCGATAATATCAGAATCTTCGACAATTAATTTATCGTTTTCTATAAGATTCTTTAAAACTGCACATCCAACTTTTTTGACTATTTGACTTGTTCTGACTCCTAGTTGAAGAGATTTTTGTCTTCCAAAGCCTTCGTTTAATACCTGTCCTTTTCGACCTAAAATATTAGATTTAACTAAATTTTCGTATTCTAAATCTGTATGCAATACATCAGCCACTTGGGCTCCAATGTCATTTAGCTCCACCATCACATAGGCATTATTGTATCTGCCAGCAACTGCACGAATAATAGACGGAAACAATAACGGAGAAACAGTATTATTTCTGTATTTTCCTACCACACGATACGGAAATTTAGTTATATCTACAATAGTAAATGCGCTGTAATCTTTTCCTTGTCCTCGAGCCACGTCTACTACCATAAAATAAATATTAGATCGTCCTTCTTCGTTTGGTTCTGGACTCGGTTCTAAAATTGTTAACCCGTCATTAGTTTTAGAAATAGGCTTTTTCCAGACTAAGCTGTTTAATTTTTGAGATGATATCAGAGTATTGGTTGATCCTATAAAATCACATACGAATTCTTCTTGAAATTGTCGTTCTGAAGAATTTCGTATAGTTTCTTGTTTCCATTCTTCGTCTCGTAATGGACCTCCTGGGTATTTCGGGACCTCATTCCATGTAACTTCCATCGGAACATATTCGTTTTGTTTGCTTTGAGCTCCTTTCCAAAAACGATAAAACATATTTAGGCCTTTTGGAGTAGAAATCATTATAACTCTGGTAGTTTGACCGGCAGTAATCGTAGGATAAACAGAACTAAAGAATTCTTCTGCAACGGTAGTAGGAACGTGTGCGTATTCGTCTAAAAGAATAACATTATAAGATCCTCCACGAATTGCACTAGAAGAAGTGGCCGCTGCAATGATTCGAGATCCGTTTTCTAAAACAATAGAGTGCTTGTTCCATTCTCGAACTCCTTGTTGTAACCAAAGAGGCAAATATTCGTATGACAATTTCAACCGTGCAAGAATTTCTCTTGCAGTAGACTGTTTGTTTGCCAGAATGGCAATATTAACACTCTGATTAAATAAAATATAATGTAGTAAATAAGAGGCAACTGTTGTAGTTTTTCCACTCTGTCTGGGAAGTTTTGCTATAACAAATCTATTATTATGAATCATTTCGATCATTTTTTTCTGATACGGATACATATCAAAAGCAACAAGACCTTTATCAAGAGAAACTACTTTGATATACTTTGATACAAAATAACTAGGATCTTGGGCACAACGAACATATTCTTCTACTTGTTCTTTAGTGAATTCAATGCGTTGGCCTTCTGGTTTAAGATTTGTGTTTCCCAGATATCCAGGCTTCTTCATTCTTTATCCTCTTCTTCAAAAACTTTTAACGGACTTCTTTCTCTGTTAATTAAATTTTGAAGATCACTAGTAGATCCGACATATATTGAATTGTTTGTTGTATTTTTAACTGTAATCTTTTTGGATTCAGTATTTGACATTTTCTCGTGTATATCCATCAGATCTTTATTCATTTCACTTAAAGTTTTGATCATATTAGATAATACTTCATATGCTCTCGGAGAATCGGATTCTGTTGCCACCTTTAATATTCCGTCTAATGCAGTCATTCCAGTATCAATCAGAGAAGAAATATTACTTCGCGCAGAATTAAAATCTCCTGTTAAATCTGTAGACTCTTTTTCTGCAACAGGTTTAACTATTGAAGTAGTTTCTTCTGGTGTAAATTCAATATTCAGTGCATCTGATATTTTTTCATTACTAGATTTCATGGATCTCCTTCGGGAGACCAAATAATACTTGACGGACCAATATCAGCGTCTCCGGTATATCCAATATCTAAAATAAAATTATTTCCAGTCAAGCCATCAAACAAATTAATGTCACTAGTTTCAATAACACCAGTAGTATTAGTTTTTGTGGGCGAGTAAATGTAACCTTTCATATTAAACTGCAACACAGAAACTATTGATCTACGCTGATCGAATGATCCTTCATAATCTTCATTAATATCTATGTCCATTAGAACAATAGGAACATCTACTCGTTGATACAATTCATTCATATTCATCGTAACAGTAAAGTCTGGAGTAAAATACGGAACAATTTGTTCAATTACTTGTAAGTTGTGTTGCATACTTCTAGAAAACACATACAGTGCAAATGTAAAATTATAAGGAGATTCTGAAAAAGCTTGTTTTCGAACATTATTAATAATTTTTGTTTTCTTTTGTAGTTTGTTTATTCTGCGCCCAGGATCGTACTGAATGTTTATTAGCTCAAATCCCATTCTCGGTAAATCCATTTGAATATGAGTTTTATCTGTTAGACCACTTTCGTTTATAATTATTTGAATAAATTTTTCTTTTGGACCAAATGATATTGGAACTCTTCTTTTTTCTGTTTGACCGTTTCTTTCAGTCATGGTATAAACAGAACTAAACAACGAACCGAATGCAATAACATGCTTTTTAATAATATCGTCAAACCCGCTTTCTAAAATCTGATTAAACATTAATAATTTCCTTCAGAAAACGGATCAATATCAGTAAAATCAAAAATGGTCATTGTAGACTGTTTCAAATCATTATTATC